TACGGTGCAGCCGATGGTGACTTCCGTCCGGTAGTAGTCGGAGGTACCGCTGATAACCTTGATGTTACTATTGCAACTGCTACCACTGCCCCAACAGGCGGTGAGGTGCGGGTCTGGGCTGTCCTAATGGACATTGATGACTCCGGTTCAATGGTTGCTGATGAGGTTTCACGCGACCTAGCTTAATTGGTGTATTGGGGCGGGGCTTCGGTCCCGCTCCTCTACTCTTAGGATTTTTCATGGCAACGACTTTTCTTACATTAGTAAACGATACGTTACGCCGTCTAAATGAAGTTGAGATTGCCTCAGCCGATTTTGCGGCGGTTATTGGTTTTCGTGCTCAAGTAAAAGATGCAGTTAATGCAGCGTTGCATGAAATCTCACAACGTGAGTACTTTTTTCCCTTTAACTACACAACGGGTAGTTTAACACTAGCTTCTGGTACAGATACGTATACGCTAGCTGCTAATGTTAAGTTAGCTGATTGGAACACGTTTAGAATTAACTACGATGCAGGTAATAACTTTTCTGCTCGTAAACTTCGTCAAATGGATTACAATAACTATCTCAGTTCTTATTTCGAAAGAGATAGTGAGGCGGGATCGGGTGACTATGATCAGCCTATCTATGTTTATAAAACTCCTGGTGGAGATGCCGGGTTTACTCCTATTCCAGATGCAGCGTATTCCGTTTCATACGACTATTATTCTTATCACACAGATCTAACTTTAAGCACAGATACTATGGTAGTTCCTGATGCTTTTAAACATGTAGTGATTGACGGATCTGTATATCACTGTTATATGTTCAGGGATAATTCTCAGCAAGCCGCAATTGCTAAACAAAAATTTGATCTAGGTATTGATCATATGAGATCTCTCCTGATTAACACAAACCGTCTTTTAGAAGTGCGGGATACCAGAGTTGCCAATTTAATTAATGCTCCGACAGGGAGTATTTAATGGATAGTTGGAAAGACGTTACGGTATTATCTCGTGGCGGTCTATACACGAATGAAGATGCTCTAGTTCTAGCTTCCAGTAATCCGGGTGCGGCGATTCGGATGTTAAATTTTGAAGTATCTCAATTTGGTGGCTACAGACGTATTAACGGATTTGAACCTTACGATGCTACTTATCCAACCTTACCAGGGCTTGGAAAAGTTTTAGGTATCTGGATTCATAATGATACTGTATATGGTGCTCGACGTAATTCTGGTGATGCTACAGGTTCTTTAGGAACGGACCCTTTTGCAGTTACTGATGGAAGTGCTACAGTTACAGTAACACATGTTTCTCATGGGTTAGCTATCGGCTCTTTCGTTACTTTCGCGGGAGCATCCACTGTTGGTGGTCTTTCTTTAAACAGTGAGTTTGTCGTTACCTCAACTCCAACGGCTAATACTTATACCTTTACTGCTGGTGGAATTTCAAATGCAACTACTTCTGGCGGCGGTGCATCAGTAACTTATTCGTACAGTTATTATTATTCTGTTTATCGATTTGTTTCGGGAGTTGGTTGGGGTAGCGATATTACTTCCGGTAATAGATCCGTAATTAACGTAAATAAACTACGAACTACAGAACATAGTTTTACAGGTTCAGAAGTTCATATTGTTACAGATGGTGTGAATCGTCCCTTTCGACATAACGGATCTACATATATTGAGATATACGACCGGCAGGGGACAGATGTTACTGATACTGAAGATCAACTGTCAAATATTTTTGATACTAATAATGGCGATGCTACAGTAAATGTTACTCATGTGGGTCACGGTCTTGCCGTAGGTGACATTGTACGATTTAGTAACATCGATGTAAATTTAGGAGATGAAGACGCCAATAACAAAGATTACACTGTTACCGTAATTGTGGATGCCGATAACTACGAGTTTGAATTAAGTTCTGCATCTACCCAACCAACTCAAAACAATGTCGGCGGTACAGCTATTAATTTCTTTTACACCTTTACATCTGTAAAAGATTTAATAGGAGCTAAATATAATACAGATTTTAGAAACCATATATTTTTTGCGGGCATGTCTTCTAACCAAAATTTCTTAGTATTTAGCTCTCCAAATACAGATTTAGATTATCAAGCTAGCGGTGGTGCTGGTATTATTAATGTAGGTTTTACTATTACAGGGATTATAAAATTTCGAGACAATTTATATATATTTGGATCTGATAAAATTAAAAGATTAGTAGGTAATAGTTCTGCTGATTTTGTTCTACAAGAAGTTACTAATAACATCGGTTGTATCGCTCCTGATAGTATTATAGAAATCGGTGGTGATATTTTATTCTTGGCGTCTGATGGTATCAGACCTATTCAGGGTACAGCGCGTATCGGTGATATTGAATTAGAGACTATATCAAAACCGATTCAGCAGATTCTTCAAGCTCTTCCTACTAGTCAAGACTTAGATGATATGTGTTCAGTAGTTATTAGAGCTAAGACTCAGTTTAGATACTTTTTCCCTTCCACAGTTTCAAGTGCTGATAGCGAAGGCATCATAGGTGGGATAAGATTTGCAAATCAACGCACCGGATGGGAGTTTGGACAACTACTAGGAATACAAGCAACCGTTGCGGCAAGCGGCCTTATAGACAATCAAGAAGTTATTGTGCATGGAGATCGAAGCGGTAATATATTTAAACAAGAATCGGGTAACGATTTTAACGGGGGTGAAGTAGTTTCTGTATATGCTACCCCATTTCTATACCTTGATAGTACTGAAAAACGAAAAGTTTTCCAACATCTAGCCCTATTTACTCGACCAGAAGGACAGTCTACAATTAATTTAGGTGTTGCTTTCGACTGGGATGATCCCGCTATACCAAATCCGAATACGTATAATTTAACAACCTCAGTTGCTCTTTTACGATACACCACGACCGGAGGGACATACGACTCCACGTTCACCTTCGGTGGATCTTCTAGTCCTGTACTAGAAACAAATTTACAAGGTTCTGGTCGAGCGATTTCTTTAATCATAACATCTACAGGAACGCAAGCACCATATAGCATCAGTGGATTTTCTATAACCTACGAAGAGGCAGGATACAGATAATGGCAGGATACACTAGACAATCTTCAGCCCAAATTTTAAGCGGGGAAATTGTTTCTGCCGCTCCAATTAACGCAGAGTATAACCAGATTGTAAGTGCGTTTGATGAGTCAACCGGTCATAAGCATGACGGCACTAGTGCTGAAGGCCCGCCAATTGATCGTATTGCCGATGCAGATCAAAATAATAAAATCTTAATCGATACCGAAAATAACCATATCGAATTCTATATTGATACCGGTGCCTCTACCCAACAACTTCGTATTGAAGACGGTGCTATTGTTCCAATCACTGATGACGATATTGATTTAGGTGCAGTCGGTGCCGAGTTTAAAGATCTTCATCTAGATGGCACTGCCAATATCGATAGTCTAGTTGCGGATACTGCGGATATTAATGGTGGTACTGTAGACGGAGCAGTCATTGGTGGCACCACACCTGCTGCTGCTACCATGACAGATCTTACTGCTACCGGTACAATTAACTTTGCCGGTGCGACAGTTAGCAACGGAGGTACTGTAACAACAGTTGCTATTAACGGTGGAACTATTTCTGGTATCACAGATCTAGCCATTGCGGATGGCGGTACAGCGGCTTCAAATGCTTCAGATGCTAGGGATAATCTAGGGCTTACTATCGGTACAAATATTCAGGCATATGATGCTGGATTACAATCCATTGCAGGATTAACCACTGCTGCTGATAAGATGATCTACACTACTGCATTAGATACCTATGCAGTTACAGATCTTAGCGCAGCAGGTAGGGCATTGATCGATGATGCTTCAGCAGGTGATCAACGTACCACGCTAGGTCTAGGCACTATGGCAACTCAAAATGCCAACAGTGTAACTATCACCGGAGGTACCATCAGCGGTATCACAAATATATCAGATACCGGTAACACTCTACCATTCAGTTTTAGCACCACAATAACTGACTCTGATCCAGGTAGCGGTGTCTTTCGTCTAGATAATGCAACCCAAAATACATCTACAAACATTTATATTGATGATGAAGATTCAAATGCTGTGGATGTATCCGCGTTTATTCAAACGCTTTCGGGTGGTAACAACCCCTCATCTATTTTAGGTCTAGTTACACTTCGGAAAGAATTTGCTCCTGAAGTATTTCTACAATTCAAAGTTACCGGAATTATAAATGCTGCTGGCTACACAAAACTAGCAGTGACCAATCTTTCATCCAGCACTGCAAATCCATTTTCTAATAGCGATAACGTGTTGATTGATATTTCTTTGTCGGGTGATAAGGGTGATGCAGGAGATATTACAGGTCCGGTAAGTAGCACCGATAATGCTATCGCTCGATGGGATGGTACTGCGGGTAACTTAATTCAGGATTCCTCTGTACTTATTGCAGACGACGGTACTCTCTCCGCGACACAATCGGTCGACTCCACCGCCACGTTCCTTACGCAAACCAACAATGGCACCGCTGGTGGCACAGGACTAAAAATTACAGCACAAAGTGGGGCATACGTTGGAAAATTCGATATCGCTGCTGCGGGAGCACTTGCACAGATTGGAACAGAAACCAATCATCCGTTAATCATTCTAACAAATAACACAGAACGTATGCGTATCGACAGCAGCGGCAACGTCGGCATCGGACGCACCCCTACAACTAACAAATTAGAAGTAGATGGCACGATCGAATCAACTTCAGGCGGGTTTAAGTTCCCGGATGGTTCGATACAAACTACCGCAGGAGTTTCTACCGGCAAGGTCTTGCAGGTGGTCCAAACGACCAAAACCGACACCGCGTCGATCTCCAATCCGTCCGCCTATGCCGATATCTCTGGGTTATCGGTGGCGATCACCCCCGCCGCCACATCAAGCAAAGTCCTGGTCCGCGCGGTGATTAGCTTCGCAAACTCCACGTCGGGCGAGGTCACCCACTTCCGCTTGATGAGAGACTCCACCGCGATTGGGGTAGGCGATGCGGCGAGCACCCGTCCGCGTTCTACTTCAGGGAATATTGGCACCGGCGTCAATGCAACCTATCAAGGGTCGACCGTGACGCTGGAATTTCTCGACAGCCCGAATACGACCTCCGCGACGACGTACAAGGTCCAGATCGGCGGCGCGGGGGCGCAAACCGCATACATCAACCGAACGTCGCGGGATTCAGACTCATCAACCTATGACGCGCGGGCCGTGTCGACGATAACAACTATGGAGATTGGGGCATGAGCGACCTAGCAAAGATACTGGCCGCCGAGGCGGTCGCGCGGGATGCTACGTGGAGTTTCAGCGTCAACGGCGACGGTCTGCCAGCCACCGCCGCCGAGTACGACGCGATGGTGACTTGGTATGTGGGGGCAGACGAGAACGGCTCGGCGATCGAAGGGCCAGCGCAACTGACTTGGACGGAATATCAGAC